GTCAAGTTCTTTGTTAAGCTGTGCCAAAAACCCAAAAGGATCTGCGACTAACCAGTCTGTTTTAGCCTGCCGTGCCTTCTTGACATTGTCAAAACGACCACGACCCTGCGCCTCGAGACAGTCTGTCCTGCATCCCGCCGACTTAGAGGCCGGACAAAGGGAGTCAGTCGGCATCAAAGACAGTGACGCTACGCGAACGCCACCGTTTTTGTTGTTTGTTTTGGCAATCTTGGTATTGCCGCTGCTAGTGTCAAGTAGTTTCATTATCGAATCCCCACTATTTCTTTAAGTTCTGCTTTGATTCTACGTGCCTCAGCACCTCGGAACCCTGAAGCATTGGACAAAAACCTAGCCACTATGTCATCGGCGCTATCTAAAAGATATTTACTATCTTTGTCAACTAGGCAAAACATAGCCGATAGGTATGGCTTGGCGTAGGGCGAAGGGTTCTCCCAAAACAAACTAATTTCTGCTGCTAGTGATGCGATCGTTTTATTACTCATGTCGATTTCCTCTTGGTTAAAAAGTTATTCGGCGAATAACCTATATAGTCAAACAAAAAAAACAAAAAAGAATTATTGCTTAACATATGACTCATTATACAGCATTGGTCACCATTGTCAAGTGAATCTAGGGGAAGCGATCAACTCGACCACTTCCCCCGATTCGGTCATATTGCTTTGATTGCCGCCTTGAGTGCTGCAACCACCTCCTGCCGATCCGCTCCAGCCTTGACCAACTTCTCGGCGTACTTGGTGACCTTGTCCGCGATGCTTGGCTCTGGTTTGTCCTCACCGGCTGCGCTGCTGTCACCGTCCTTGAGCGACTGTCGGCAATTCTGCGCGACTGTGGCCAGACTGTTGCCGTTGTTTACGCATTCGATCAGCGCGGCCTCGACCTGCTCTGCTGTCCAATCGGCTTGCTCTTTCCGCAGGCCCATTGCGAATTCCAGCAGCAGCTTAGTGTTCGCCTTCTTAACCTTGAGGCTGGAATCGCTCATTGCTGCGCCTATCTCGTGTGTCAGAACCAGTAGGTATGAACCTATGTCCTCCTTCTTGAATTGCTTTGCAGCTGCTACCAGTATCTGTACCTCAGATTCTGCCGCTCTGCCTGCCGCGCGGATGGCTTCGATTTGTTCCATTGCTAATTCTTCTAAATTAATGCTTGACATTGTCAATTACCTCTATTAGTTGAATCAATCCGAGGCCCTTCCCCGTTTTGATGTGATCATTGTACTACAACCGGCCCAGCTGTCAAGTGGTTATGGCTGGTTATTCGGCGAATAACTTGGCAGGCTGTGTAGGCTGCTACTCAGACTCTCACACTCTACAATTTCACCACCACCCCAACTGATTTTCCTACCACGACTATGCAGACTATGCAAGCGCTGTGCAGTGTATGTTGTGACTACATAGCCTGTCTTGGTCATACTTTGGGCTAGACTTTGGAGCCTGTATAGGCTAGGAAATACAGGGGCGGGGGAGGGGGCGACAAAGATTGAGTCGTATATGTACCCGCTCAGATACAAAAAAGAGCTAAATTGAAAAGAGCTGACCCTACTATTGAGGACCACTATCTATATAGGCTATATAATTGATATTATTAATAAAACACATACCATAACACGACAGATCTAGACAGGATATCGCACAGTTAACGGGACAGATTAAGGGACACTGCACAGATATCGGCTGTATTGTAAATAGTACTTGACAATAGTTAGGGATTGTGGTATAATATACTATATAGTATGAAGAATAAAAATAAATATTTAATGAATTACATTAAAATTATAAACAAAGACTAATTAGACTACATAGTAACTCCGCAAGGGTAAAGTTAAATGGAAAAGAAACCAGTAGGTCGGCCTAGAAAGCAGGATATCGCTGCTAAAAAGAAAGGTAGTCGTGGTGTCGTGGGCCGTCCGAAGGGCGATGCAGCCATTATCAACGATTACAAAGCCCGTATGCTGGCATCTCCTAAGTCTCGTAAGGTTATTGACAGCATATTTGAAGCAGCATTGAATGATGAACACAAGAATCAGTCTGCTGCGTGGAAGCTTGTCATGGATCGCATACTACCTGTAGCTGCATTCGAGAAAGATATTATTAAAGGTGGTGGTAAGAACGCCATTAGCATCAACATCACTGGTGTTGGTACAACAACTATTTCATCTGAAGAAGATGTCATCGAAGGAGAGATTGATGAATCTTAAATACTTCGATATTAAAGAGTTTGCCTGCAAAGAGACAGGTGAGCTTGAGATGAACCTAGAATTCCTTTTGAAGCTTAATGAGTTGAGAGAGGTTTGTGGTTTCCCCTTCGTCATCACCAGCGGCTACCGCTCGGTAAAACACTCTGCTGAGGCATCTAAGCCTAATGGTGGAGGTACGCATACGCAAGGTATTGCAGCCGATATAGCAGTAAACGGCGGGGTGCAACGCCTCGCTATTGTTAAACACGCCTTGGAGCTAGGCTTCACAGGCATTGGTGTCGCTAAGAGTTTCGTACACGTTGATATGCGAAGCACAACCCCTGTCATGTGGTCATATTAATGTATTATTCAATTGGTAAGAACTTAACAGCTGGCGTAGCTAATTCGTTGTTTGTTGTGCCTGAAGGGTATCACGCTAAAGTAACCATGTTGTTTATTGCTAACGCTGGTGGATCTACTGCATCAGTAAGCGGTAACTGGGAAGAGACTAACGCAACCATACCGTTTCAAGGGAGCAAGTCCGTTAACGCTGGTGATCAGCTACAGTTCGGTGGCGAGTATGGCTACTTCTTGGTTTTAAAAGACGGTGAATATCTAACGATTACACCAGAGGCAGGCAGTACATTCACTGCATTAGTTTCATTCGAACTATATCCACACGCAGCTTCTAACTTTGATTTAAGTTAATGTCTGACTTAAACGTAGAGCTATTGCCGTGGCAGCAGGAAGTATGGGCTGACGAGACACGGTTTAAGATCATTGCCGCTGGTCGGCGTACTGGGAAGTCTAGGCTTGCTGCTTGGACTTTAATCATTAATGCACTACAGGCCGACAAAGGCCATGTGTTTTATGTTGCGCCTACGCAGGGGCAGGCTAGAGATATTATGTGGAATACATTGCTGGAGCTAGGTCATCCAGTAATTACAAGCAGCCACATCAACAACCTACAGATCAAACTCATCAACGGTGCTACCATCTCTCTAAAGGGCGGTGACAGACCAGAGACCATGCGGGGTGTGTCCCTGAAGTACTTGGTTCTCGATGAGTATGCGGACATTAAGCCGTCTGTGTGGGAAGAGATTCTCCGACCTGCCCTTGCGGATCAGAAGGGTAGCGCAATGTTCATTGGTACGCCAATGGGCCGTAACCACTTCTACGAGTTGTTTAAGTACGCAGAGATATCTGATGATCCAACGTACAGGGCATGGCACTTTACGAGCTATGACAACCCATTGCTTGACCCTGAAGAGATTGATGTAGCTAAGAAGTCTATGTCATCCTACGCATTCCGTCAGGAGTTTATGGCATCCTTTGAAGCCAAAGGCTCAGAGATGTTTAAGGAAGAATGGGTTACTGTTGCGGAGGAAGCTGGCTTTGAAGGAGACTACTACATTGCAATTGACTTGGCGGGTTTCCAAGATGTGTCAAAGAAGCGTTCTAAGAATTCAAGGCTGGATAATACGTCAATGGCTGTCGTTCTTGTGGGAGAGGAAGGATGGTTTGTCGAGGACATTATCTATGGTCGATGGACGCTTGACGAAACTGCAAACAAGATCATTAACGCGGTTAAGAAGTATCGACCAGTCAGTGTCGGCATTGAACGAGGAATTGCAAAGCAAGCAGTGATGTCGCCCTTGACGGACATGATGAAGCGTAACAGCTTCTTCTTCCGTGTCGAGGAGTTGACACACGGCAATCAAAAGAAAACAGATCGAATCATGTGGGCTTTGCAGGGCAGGTTTGAACATGGTTTAGTTACAATTAAGAAAGCAGAGTGGAACAGTAAATTCCTTGATGAGCTGTTTCAGTTTCCTGACCCACTAACCCACGATGACCTTGTGGATTCCTTAGCATACATTGACCAGCTTGCCCAAGTAGCTTATGCGGGTAACTGGGAAGAGTATGATGACTTTGAAGAACTTGATAAACTAGCGGGATATTAATATGGAATATTATGAAGGCATGAATGACGAGCCAATGATCATCGAAGAGTCTGTTGAAGACTGGGTAATACAGAAGTGTGATGACTGGCGTGATCATTTTGAGGCCAACTACAGCGTCAAGTTTGATGAATACTATCGACTATGGCGTGGTATCTGGGCTTCAGAGGATAAGACTCGTGATAGCGAACGCTCTCGCATTATCTCTCCTGCCCTACAGCAAGCCGTTGAATCTTCTGTAGCTGAGCTGGAAGAGGCTACCTTTGGTCGTGGCAAGTGGTTTGATATTAAAGATGACCGCAACGATCCAGATGCTCAGGACATTGTATACCTCCGTGAGCAGCTGCATGAAGACTTTAACAAGACCAAGATCCGTAAGTCTGTTGCTGAGTGTTTGATTAACGCTGCTGTATTCGGCACAGGTGTTGCTGAAGTTGTTGTGGCTGAAGAAAAAGAAATGATGCCAGCTACTCAGCCCGTTATGGACGGTCAGCTGACAGCCGTTGGCGTTAACATCCGTGACCGTGTAGTCGTCAAGCTACGCCCTGTCATGCCACAGAACTTCCTTATTGACCCCGTAGCCACCAGCGTTGAAGACGCACTAGGCGTTGCTATTGATGAGTTTGTGTCACGTCATATTGTTGAGCAGTTACAAGAGCAAGGTGTTTATAAGAAGTGTCATTTAGGCAATGCCTCTGAAGACTTTGACCTAGAGCCTGATCAAGAACTGACTTTGTATCAAGACGACAAGATTCGCCTAACTAAATACTACGGTCTAGTCCCTCGTCATTTGCTTAAAGAAGCCGATGAGGAAGAAGGCATCGAAGGATTGGGTGATGAGCAGGATGAGGACGACAGCTACTATGTTGAGGCTGTAGTCGTTATAGCCAACGGTGGTAAACTACTGAAGGCTGAAGCAAGCCCCTACATGATGCAGGATCGTCCTGTAGTGGCCTTCCCATGGGATGTAGTACCTAGCCGCTTCTGGGGACGTGGCGTGTGTGAGAAGGGCTATAACAGCCAGAAGGCGCTTGATGCGGAGCTACGCGCCCGTATCGATGCACTTGCACTTACTATTCACCCCATGATGGCTATGGATGCATCTCGAATCCCACGCGGCAGTAAACCCGAGGTAAGGCCAGGGAAGCTGTTGCTAACTAATGGAGACCCTCGTGAAGTTTTACACCAATTCAATTTTGGATCGGTTGCACAAATTACTTTTGCCCAAGCTTCTGCGCTTCAAAGCATGGTTCAACAAGCCACAGGTGCAGTGGATAGCAC